CAAGTAATCGTGTCCAATCTTCTGGTCGAATGAAACTGATAACGCCTCTGACAATAACTCTGGAAGATATTGTGCAGTATGTTCTTTATCTTTGCCGTCTAAGATTTGAATACCGCCAAGAATTGCGTTGTGAATTGCACGGTCTTTACAAAATGTTTCTGTCGTTTCTACCAACCAATCTAAATTAATTGGTTCTGGATTCAATGTAGATAATATCTCTGTTATCTTTTTATATTCATCTTCATTAATACTTTTGTTAGTATTAATTTCAATCGATAGAGATTCTTTTGTTGGAAGATTATTATACTTGTTGACAAACTTACTAATTTCTGAAAACAATATCTTCTCTAATCTATCATTAAAGTATTCTTCTTTGATAAAAGGCAAAACCTTTCTGCAATATTCTTCGTTGTGGATTAGATTTCTAATCGCCGTTGTTTCAATCCTTTCCATCAAGTTCCTTTTTCTCTTTCAATTGCTCATCTAATAACACAACCAATACATCACCAATATGATTGATAAATTCTTGACTATCTGTGTCGGCCTCTATTTTGTTTTCCATAACCGTATAATCAAACACCATTGGCAAAGCGCCGTCAATTGCCTCTGATTCGGGTCTAAATCCTACTTGGCCATAATGATAAACTATACTCGCAAATGGACCACTAATTAGTTTAAGACCTGTAAAATCCTCACCGTGTTTTTCTACAAACACATAATCTTCGTTATGTTTAGGACTGGTCGTCTTGTGTGGTTTCGGTAACTTCTTCTTCAATGACATCTCCATATTTAAATTCTTTTGCACAAACAGCATCCAATTGTTCTAGTATTTCTGGTGTGTAAAATTTAGTTGGGTTATTATTTATCGTTTTACCAAAAGTCTTACTACCATCTGGCAATTCAATTCTTGTAGAAACTGATTTGAATATGCCGTGTTTCAACGCCAAATCTAATAAACCATAATGTCTATCTAAACCTTTGTCATAAGTTAATCGAACATCTACGACTTTGTTTTCTTTGGTCAATCTTGACTTGTAGTTTTTACAATGAATGATGTTACCAATGATTTCAGTACCATCTTTTTCTTTTTTCTTAGAAAGATAGACAATAGAACTGGCAGCATATTTTAATCCTGAACCACCGCCCATTTCTTTTTGAGGGAACATACTACCGACTACATCATAAGTATGATTAGTTATAACAAGTGGAACTTTTGCCTTTGCCAACTTCAAAGTAAGTACTCTGAAGGCGGCCTTAACAATTTGTGCCCTTGTCATATCTCTGGTTTCTTTACCCGCCTGTGTATCTTCCATTTCTTTAGTTGTCGATAACATACCTAAAGAATCTAAAACAAGTAATATTGGCTTTCTTTCTGATTTGTTTTGTGATATGTACTTGTCTAATACTGTAATCGCCTGATGTCTGAATTCTTGAACAGTTGTAACAGGCATAACAACCATACGACTAGAATCAATATCTCTATCTTCAATAATTTCTTTTGTTATTGCCGACTCACTTTCAAAGAAAATAACTCCGGCATCTGGATTTTTATCGAGGAAGTTCTTACATAATCCTAATACAAAGAATGTTTTACCTGTTGCACTTTCACCTGCAATAGCAGTTATCTTGTTTGATGGCAGTCCTCTATGAATACTACCGCCCAATAATGCATTAAAAATATACGAACCTGTGTCAATAAAAGAATCAACATCGCCTGTCGAACCTTCTGACACTAAACTTGCATATTCGTTGCCTGTTTCTTTTATAATATCTTTCAAAAAATCACTCATTTGTTACCTCTACTTTATATTCGTGTTTCTGTTTTGGGTCTACACTTCTTCTTTTATATCGTCCGGCCCAATCTAATTCTCTATGAAATCCGCCTGGAAATTTATCAAACATAATTTCGTGAAACTCCCATTCGGCGTCTGGTTGTTCTTTTGGTCGTCTTAATACTGTCAACATAATGGTATTATACTCTGTGTTGTTGTTTTTGTCAAGCCCATTAGAAAAAGTCCTCTAGTGTTGCCACCCTTGAATTCTTAAATAAATCAGTTTCAGGACCAAAACACCAAACATTTTCTATAAACATCTTGTTCATAAAATCTGCCTTTTCTTTGTCATCTTTAAATAATGTATCAGATTTAGGTCGTTGCATAATTCTCATACCGATTTGACCAAGAAACTTATCTCTAAACTTATCAACCAATTCATCTCCAGAACGATAACGAACATTATGTATCTTTGGATCCATAATATTTACAAACATAAACTTAGATACTTCCATTGTTTTCTCTGCGACTAACAAATAAAAGTCATCTCGCCATCTATCATATTCGTTAAACTTAAACCAAGATTGATTCTCTTCCAATTCACCGCCCTTATTATATTCTTCTGTCGCAAAATAAGGTGGACTTGTAAATGCAACATCAATTGGTGGTAGTTTGTCATATGGTAAATCTTCTGCACCACAATTCCATATATGTACCTTCTTAGGTTTTGGTAGAAACTTATTATACTGAGATATTTGTTCTTGATACCTTTGGTATGTATTTGGATTTGGGTCGCAACCATAATATTCTTCAGCGTTTGAAGCAAAGAATCCTGCAAGTCTATCTCCCCAACCACAACTTGTATCAAGTACAGTTTTTGCGTTTGTCATATCATAAACTGCCTTTGCAACAACTGGTTTAAACTGCGTTGCAATATAAGTGCCTAATCTAAATGCAGATATATAACTTTTCTCGCTTAATTGTCCTCCAATTAATTCTTCTTTACCCTCTATCATAACCTTTTTAACTTCGTTTATGCCTCGCCAGATAGGACCAAAACACTTCCAAATATCATATGCAGTACCATTCTCCCAAACTTCTTTCGGTGCTCTGAAACCATAACTGCCACATTCTAATCGTAAATCTTGGTGAAAATAATTTGACACATCATTAAAGTTACTGGCGCCATTTATCAATCCAAGTCCATAATCTTCATAACTATATTTGTAATCATCATATTTTTCAAACACATCTTTTTGCACTTGTTCTTGTGGAATACAAATGTTACTGGTATCAAAATCTCTTAAAAGATAAAAAGTTCTTCGCATCTCTTGTTGTGAAATATATTTTAATGGGAATACAGGTCGTTCTGTTGCAATATAATCAGCAAGGTTTGTTCGCATCTTCTCTTTACCATATTTTTTATTATATCTTTCAAATGTCTTATTATCTAATATCGGCAACTTATCTTCCCTAGCGGCCGCCTTAAAAAGACCATATAGTTCCTCATCTCTTACATAGTGTGTAAACGCATTTTCTTTCATTCTCTATTCCTCAAAACAATTGATTGATACCATCTCATTAACCACATTACCTTTAGAGGATAATGCTCTGGATTTGGTAATTCATCTTTAAAATATTTCATAAATTCTTTTAGTTCTTCGTCTGTCATTAGAAAAAATCATCTAAAGTTGATTGTCTTTCAAAACTCCAATCAATTGCATTAACAATAAATCGCAATGGTTCTAAAAACGATTTATCAAACTGATTGTCATAATCAATATATCTGTGCAAGTCAAACTCTTTTGGCAAAACCCCAATAAAAGATATTACATTTTCTCTCAATGGATTGGGTTCTTTCAATTGAACAAACTTAATCTTGTCTCCCTCTTGCACTTGTTCATATTTTTTTAATTTATGTTTCTTCAATAGATTATTATATAACAAAGACCCACGAACATGAATTGGACACGACTTCTTGTATATCGTTGTTCTTGAACTATACTTTTTCAGATTGTTGCATGAACGAGGAAAGGCAATATCTTCTGGTCGTAACTTCCTAAACTGTTTTCTAAAATCGTCTATAAATTGAATTAAGGCTGATTCGTCTTTGGTCATAATAACTTTTAATGCCTCTTTAATTTTATCTCGACATGGTCCAGGAGTAGAACTCTTAACAGCCTCAATGCCCATAATCTTTAATTTCGGTTCTTTTAATTCAACACCTTCTTCGTTATACACATTCAAAATATATCTTTTCTTTGCGGTCCAGATACCTTTGTTTGCAATAACTTCTCGTTTCATAATCATCTTTTGGTCATATGCATTAACATATTCAGCAAGCCTATCAAAACTCTTATCAATTTGTGGTTGCAATGTTTCTTCACAAAACTTGTCCATTATTTTAACAATTTTTCTTGTGTCGGATTTATCCTTGAATATCCGATTAACAACCTCACCCAAACGAATGTAAATGGAGTCCGTATCGGACGCTACAACATAAGAAACATTCGTTGTCTTTAACAATTTATTTAAAAACTCATTGACATCTCTTTCAATCCAACGAATCGTCAACTGACCTGCCTTGGTAATGCCCTCTGCGTGTCTTACATCAAAGTATCTAAAGTATTGATTGCCGATGGCACCATAGGCACTATTCAATGCAATCTTTCTCGCCAATTGGATGTTATGATTCTTTGCAATATCAAACCAATACTTCTTATCCCCTGTCTGTTGATACAAGGATTTCGCTTCTAACATCTTCTTTTTATAGATAACTCGTTCTTGATATAAAGTGTCCATCAACTCTGGAAGAAAACCTCGTTTGTCAGTTCTAAACTGAGCGCCATTTGGAGTTATAGTCCGGTTATCAAGGTCAGATAAATCAGATTCTTGGTTCAACATATTCTCAACATTGACACGATTTGGTTCAAAACCAACCATTGTTTCTGGAGATATGTTGTACTGCATAATCAAATGTGGATACAAACTGTTCAAATCAAAACTACAAATCCAATCGTGAAAACCAACAACAGGATCCCTTACATATGCACCTTCATAACCAAACGATTCTTTTGATTCTGTAATCGCAGGCGGCACAATATTCTTTGACCGTAAATGGTTGTAAATGATACAATCCCAAATTCTAACTTGACCAAACACATCTTGATAATTAACTTTCGCCTCATAGGCCATTGTCAAATGCAAAGCTATCAACTGCATTTTATCTTCTAACTTATCGACTAACTCAACATCTTGAATATTATATTCTACAAATCGTTGATAATCGTTCTGATAAAATTCTTTGAAAGTGTCGTACGGATTATCTAACTTATTTTGGCCAAGTTCAACTTCACCAATATAATCTAATTTATAACTTTCTCGTCTAATGAATGTATGTTTGCGATACAAATCAAGATAATCAAGAACATCAACACCTAGAATATCATAAAAACTTTCTTCTTTGTTGTAGCCTTTGCCAGTAATTCTCGTACTTCGCCGTTCAACCACACCCCACGGACTGTATTGTAAAATCCAATCATCACCTAAAAGATATTTAAACCGATTAAACAAATAAGGCATATCAAAGAACTTTACATTCCACCCCGTAATAATATCTGGATTGTATTCAACCCAAAATCTTGTAAATGTTTCTGCTAATCCGGTTTCAGTTACACAATTAATATATTGAACATCTTCTCGGTCATTGACAAAATTGCCCATACCGAAAACAATAATCTTTTTTGATGTGTGGTCTTTTACTGTGATACAGATTAAAGGTTCAGCCGCATCATCAGGATTAGGGAAACCATTTTCACTTTCACATTCAATATCGATTGAAAGTAATTTGATTTGTTTTAAATCCCAATCAATTTTGCCTGGAAATTCATCCGCAATGAATGGATATTGATGTCGAGTATTACCAAAGTATTCAAAATTAGCAACATCTTTGTATTCATTAATCCACTTTGTGGTTTCAGGAATACTGTTGAACTTTATCTTGGCGACATTACGACCATCTAATGTTTTGTATTCCGACTCTTTTGTGGTTGGAATAAAAAGAGAGGGTTTATAATTAATTCTATATTTTTTTTGAGTGCCGTCTTTATCAACACCACGAACTAACAACCGCCCCCTAAATGGAAGAACACTTGTATAGAACTTCATTAATTATATCTGTGTGTTATTAAAGTGTTTGTTTAATGCCTGTAACTTATCTTCAGCCGAAGCGATTATACTAATTTGTTTGTCTAATTCTTCTACGATATTTGGATGTTCTCCAACTCCTGCCGGATTATCAAAAAACACAATTGAAGTAGCAACCGCTGTTGCAATTTCTGATTCGTACTGTTTGATTAACGCCTTGTATAAAGGGTTTGATGTTTGATGATTATTTGCCATTTTCACTCCTTGTCATTGTTTATCATATTATACTCTAATTTATTGGTTCTGTCAAGTGTTTGCCCACAAACTTTTATCGTGTAATTTCGTCAATATCTTTTCTACGATACTGCCTTCAGACTTTAACGCTTCTTCAATACCAATTAAGCCTGGTGTTGAATTGACTTCAATAAAATAAGGTCTATCTTTTTCTCTATTTTTTGCTGGAATAAAATCTACTCCAACTACAATACCACCAACTGCCCTTGCGGCCGCTAATGATTCTTCTTGTTCTAATTCAGTTAATTTGTGTGGTACTGGGTCTGAACCCTGTGATACATTGCTTCTGAAATCTCCTTTAACAATAGGTCGTTTCATTACACCCACAACTTCATCACCACAAATAATCACTCTTACATCATAATCAGTTTTAATTTGTTCTTGTAAGATGATATCTATAAATTCATTTTCTCTATACAATAACTGTACGATTGATTGTAATGAGGCGGCACTTTCAACTAGAATAACTCCGACTCCTCTTGAGCCTGTACCAGTTTTTAATATAATTGGAAACTTACTATCTAATTCTTCTAATGCTTTTTCTGAACCTTCTGAATGGTATATTCTAACTGTTTTTGGTGAATTAATATTATTCCTGTCAAAAACAATCTGATTCATTACTTTATCAGAGCAAATGTCGTGGCACTTGTTTGTATTGATAATTGTAAACCCTCTGTGTTCAAAATCTTTTATCATATCATACCAAGATTTATTACCAGAAACACCTGGTGTTCCAAGTCCTCTTGACATTATAATTGTGTTTTCTGGATTTAACTTGAAAGGTTTATCATATTTCATTTCCTTTTTAGGGTCGGGTTGAGCAACAGCACCACCCTTTTCTACTGGAAATGTATTGATATATAATTCATCATTTTTAATATCGTGAGAAGTATAGGCGCCAACAAACTCTCCCAATATACATTCTATACCAAGTTTCTTGGCCTTTTCTCTTATTAGGTCTCCTGTTTTATTTGGATCCTCGGCATCATCATGTGAAAGAATAACCAAACGATATGATTCTTCTTTTGCCTCAGATATAAATTCTCTAAACTTCGGTGTCTCCATCTTCCGTTTTTTTGCCTATGTTATATTTTGCCTGTAAGTCCCACTCGTCCTTTTCTTTGAACGCCAGAACTTTGATTTGTGATAGAGGTGCTTTGTTTTGAGCATTCTCTTTATTTAATATAGTAATTAATCCCCAATCTGACAATAATGAAGCAATAGTATTCCTTCTTTCAAGGTCATTCTCTGAAAAGTTTGCGAACTTGCCGTCCAATGCAAACAGTTCTTTAAAATGTACTATGAAATATCTTCCTTGTTTGTGAAGAATGTGGCACGATTGGAATAACTTTTTGTCTTTCCTCGAGGCAACGCCAATTCTCGTTAGTGTTTCACGAACCTTTAAGAAATCATCTGGCTCTTTTAACTGAACTTCTAGCATCTTTTCTGGATGCCAGGTATTATCTAATTCATTCATTTTTTCCCACCTTTGTATAATTTTTCTTTAATTAATTTCAATTCTTGCTTGGTGAGTATATCAAGAGCAGTCTTGGCCTTTTCATTATTATATCCATAATACTCCTTTACACACTCAATATCTTTTAGTTTACTAGCTCTCAAAAAAGGACTATACCTTTTTTTACTTCTAATACTATTTAGTAGAAACTGAAATTGCATATCTTTGTCAAGAAAGTGATTTCTATTCATTTCATTGACAAGC